TCCTAATACCCACAATAATCTAACAGATAGTGGTGCGGAAGCAATTGATTTAGTTGTGTCCCTATTATCGGCAGGGTTGCCTTTTTTAGTATAAGTAATTCTACTCATAATAAATGCCCTCTTATAAATGTGAACAGTATCATAAAGGCAACTGTTCTAAGCCTTTGAAATTGTCGTGTGGTTAAGGTTAGAAGATGCCTTTATGTTATTCTAACTTTTGTTAACTGCATCACTTAACCACACTTTAACTAGGTGCAGTACCTTGAACTCCGCTGTATCTGCCTTGTCTGTTATAGTATTTCAACTGAAGTACCTAGTTTTGCCCACCCTTACCCGATATAACGCATATATCTCAACCTTTTATTTCCAATAACTTAACATTAGAATTTAAAACTTTTGCTTCTGCCACCGAAGCCCATATAGTATCTCACAGTCTCGCCAAAATGTCAATGGCTTTACGCGCGGGGATAAGACTATATATATCACCATGTTCTAATAATCCACTCGACTCCTACATAACGATTGTACCTAGAAGTCAGAACTTTATTACGCTTGCCTTTTTTGTAAAGGAACATTCGATCTTCTCTATGAGAGTGTTGTTCCCTGTACTTAAACCCTTGATCTGTAAGGGATTTTACGGCTTGATAATAACTATCAAATAATTGTTCTGCTTGTTGTTCTTCAATAAATCTCATAATAGTCCTCGTTAAATATTAAGTTCTTGTCCACAATCTGAACAAGTTGGATTTTCTTCAATAACATCTTCGTGGTATTCATTACCACAAGCATGACATTCTAAGCAAGTATCTGCTTCAAAGTCTACAGAGTTATTGGGTTGATTTTCTACAAAAGTATTAACATTAAAATTTGACATAGTTTTTCCTGTGTTATTAAAAAGTTTTGCTCGTCCCACCGAACGCTTAAAAGTATGGCAGATTCGGCGGAAAATGTCAAGGGATTTACGCGACTCAGTTAGGAAGTCGTAAATACCCCTGTTGATAGATTTGCGCAAAGCCTATTGAGACTGCTTGGCATTTATAGCACCTTGCATCATTTGTATATATAACAACTGAAAAGCCTTCTTGCCGTATATAATACGAACCATCATCAGTTTTAAAAAGTATCCGACTGCTGTTATAAAAACAATTAAATTGCGCATAGTATTCTCCGTTATAAGATTTGGTTATATATAAGTTTTGCCCTGTCGCCAAAGCCCCTAAAGTATCGCACAAATGCTGGGAAAATGTCAAGGGATTTACGCGTGTATAAGCTATTTAATTAGTAATAGATAGGGCTTGCGCAAGGATTATTAAGACTTCTGAGCCTGTTTAGTTAGTAATTTAAACTGCACTCAACCTTGTTTTAATACGTTTTACCTGTGGATAAGTTGTTTATAAGCTGTTAATTGACTGTTAATATGTTGTTAATTGCCTATTTTATGCCCTCAATAATACGCGCCAACTGAAGTTTAGAGTCCTTCTCATTCGAATTTAAGATTTGGTGGTATGGAATCCTGCAATATAAAAGACCTGCGTAGCAGATAATTAATAGGTGTCCATAAAAGAAAGACTCTGGAACAAGAGAAGAGGGTAGAATCTCAATTTCATCCACCCTCTTCCAGTGATCTTAACTAATTTTAGCTTTGAGCTAAATAGTCTCGGATCATATTACAATACTTCACAGGCAACTTCTTCTTATCGAATAGCTTGCTAGCCTGATCGAATGAAAACCGACCTTCTTTTGCCTCGTTGTAGAGACAACCTTGGATCTGCTTAGCGACTTTGTAGTTAGGTTTGCCACCTTTGGATCCAGCAAGTCTGTATCCTAAGGCGCGGATTTGTCCCCATGTTGCTGGACCTTTTCTAGTCTCAGCAGGAACTTGGCTTATATCGAATGTTTTATTCATGATATTACGTCCTTTATTGGTTAAGTTATTGTAAGGGAAAGAATTTTCGCCTACACAGCGAAGCAAAAGGCGAACATTCTTGGAAGGCAATAACATATGATTAACCAATAGGACTATGGTAATATCTGAATTATAAAAACATTTGGTAGAAGCCCCAGTTATCGCTGAGAGTAGGAAAGGGACATTACCTTGCAACATGAGGGACAAAGATGTGGTTTAGGATTCTTTTAGACTTGGTAGGATCGAAAGGTGGTGAGCATAACTGCAATGGAGCTGCAGATACAAGGATGGGTCTGGAACGAGTGTAAAATATGGGAGTCCCTTTCATTACGATCAGGGTAGTGAGATAGTTGATTAGAAGCAAGAGCCTGTGAAGTGTTGGGATATGGTACGTCTTTTAGACTATACAGCTCAAAGGTAAACCTCAACTAGATCACTGGAAGAGGGTGGTTAAATTTATAGAGATTCTGCAATCTTCGAGGTGAAAGAGTCTGTAGAGTTGGACACCCCCGGCAGGAGACCATACCACCCTCTACCTATATATATGTAGTGGTTACACATTTTTAAAGAAATAAGGTGTAAACTAGATTTGCCCGAACTCAATAGACTAATAGACCACATTGCCTGTGGGTACTATCAACCTTGGGGGGGACAAGGTTTATTGTACAGGTAAAAACAACTTTTGTCAATAGTTAATTTTCTACTTGACAAAACCTCATACGACTGTAAACTAGTTCTATGACTGGTTTACTAAACTCCCTCAACCGCAAAAAAGAATTAACTGTTAAACAACAGTCTTTTCTGGATCATCTTATTGATACAGGCGGTAATGCTAAGCAGGCTGCTGAACTAGCAGGCTATTCAGGCAATCACTATCAAGTCTTAAAGTCTTTAAAGAATGAAGTATTAGAACTGACAACAGAAGTTCTTGCGCAATCTGCGCCACAAGCAGCCTTTAAATTGTTAGACATTATGAACTCTGATGAAACAATTCCGCAAGCAAGTAATAAGCTACAAGCTGCACAGACTATACTAGATCGTGTAGGTATTGCAAAGACTGAACGCATAGACATTAATCACAAAGGAACAGGTGGAATATTTATTATGCCAGAAAAAGAAACAGTAATAATAGATGTAGAGGCAGAAGAAGCAGAATATAATGAAGAGTGATGATTATGAAATGTTTGTGGCTTGGTGTAGAAACTTATACGATTCCAACTGCAAAGAAAGAAGAGAACACGGACAAGAACCTTACAAACACTTTGAAGACTATTATCATTTACATCTAAAATGGCTAGAAGATAAATACAACGATGAAAAAACCAGACCTTAACTTTAAACATTTAAAAGAAGCCAATGAAGGTTACTTTGAGCATTTAGGAGTAGCTGTGTGGTATGCTGTTCGTTTAGGCTGTTTAGCTCTACGTGTAGCAGCTCACGCTTTGTTTCCTTTTATATGGCACAACGAAGTGGATCCTACAATTAGAAAACTCAATCAAGACAGACACGACAGAGCTTGCCTAAGAAGCAGATACTTAAACTAAGATGCCTACTAAGTTCAGACCGACCGAAAAGAGTTACGACAGACGTACAGGCAAGACAGCTATAATACGTCACTATATGAAAGCAGTACCGAAACAAGAATTGATAGACTACTTAAACAAAGAGTCTTCGCCAAATAAAAAGAAACACAAAGTAATAAAAGAACTAGAACGCAGAGGCATTAAGCTCGTATGGAAATAGACCAAGAGAAGTTAAACATGCAGGTGCATAATCTTCCTGCAGTGGTTATGTTAGAATGTCAATTACCAGACGATATAGTATCAAACTTAAACGAATACTTAGACGAATACAAAGAAACAGCAGAGAAGAAATCATTGGCTGGAACACTGGTAGGTCAGATACATCAAGGCGAACAACTCTTAATGGACCACCAGCATCCACTGCTTGCAGACTATTATCGCTTTATAACCACAATGGGTGTCATGTATCTTGAATCGTTTATGAATATTACAGGCGCAAGGTTTGAACCCATCACAGTAGACATTGATGAACTGTGGTCCGTACACAGTTTTGAAGGAGATTACAATCCAATACACGACCACGGCACTAAAACACTTATGGGAATCAGTACAACGTGTTGGACAATGGTTCCAGAACAAATAGGTAAACTCGGAGAAACAGGAACAGGCAATGCAGAGAACTACAGTTTATACAATGACTCAGGTGCTTGTGATGGCTTCTTGGCTTTTACTTATGGTCGTAACGAGATTATGAACACCAAGAGACTGCGACCACCACAATCAATTACATTACAGCCTAAAGTCGGCAGACAGTTAATGTTTCCTTCGTGGATGCAGCACATGGTTTATCCGTTCTTTGGTGAAGGAGAAAGGCGAACTGTCGCTGCAAATTTAAACTGTTGGAAACAAAAGGAACTAAAAAATGACTAAGAAAAAAGATTCAAGACTAACAAGAGCAGGAGTAAGCGGTTATAACAAACCCAAACGTACTCCAAAGCATCCTACTAAGTCTCATGTGGTTGTTGCCAAAGAAGGCGACAAAATAAAATTAATAAGATTTGGACAGCAAGGAAAGACTGGCGACAGAACAAACACAGCACGTTCTAGATCTTTTAAGGCTCGACACGCTAAGAACATCGCAAAAGGAAAGATGTCTGCAGCGTACTGGGCAAACAAAGTTAAATGGTAAAGGTAAATAAATATGAAAGATAATTTTAAAAGAACAATGAATTTCTGGACACTTGGTTTAAGTCAGTGGTTCTGGGATAAGTTTATTGAAAAGCCTGAGACAGTTACTGTCCGTGCTAGAAATAAAAAAGGACATTTTGTAGCAGACGATCCTAAAACAAAAAAGAATGAAGCATATAAAACTGTTAAGAAACCAAAAACTAAAAATAAAAAATCTAATTTAATGCACCCATGACAAAGATTTGGCGAAAAAAAGAATGGGAACAGCAGTTGAAAAATAATCCTGAAGATTGTATTTCAATTCCTAAAGGTTTGGTTTTAAATAAAAGTAAAAAACAAAAAGAGAAAAAAGATGTTAAACGCTCCTGATGGTTATATAAGAAAGAAAAGTTCTACAATTCCTTTTGGCTATGCAGTCGATGAAGATTTTAAAGGCTACTTAAAACCAATAGACGTTGAAATAGAAACCCTAAACCATGTTACAGATTTAGTGCATACTAAGTCAATTAGCCTGTCTGAAGGAGTAGAAATACTCAAAGATAAAACAAATAGAAGCTTATCTCGTATGGGATTAAAAAAGTTAGTAGATAAAAAATATGAAGAAAGACTGGGAAATAAATCCAAATCTTTACTTGACAGATTCTAAAGGAAGCTTTATACTAAAGAAAGATGGTACTCCTAAGAAAAAAACAGGAAGACCAAAAGGAAGTAAAAGTAATTACAACTTTCATTCTAAAACAAAAGCTAAGTTTGCTGCTAGAAAATCTTTAAGTTCTAAGAAGAAGACAATAAAAAAATTAGAGTCTACACTTAAAAGTAAAAAAGACTATTTAAAGAAACAAGAAAAGACTTTAAAGAAAGTAAGTGGACTAGACAACAGTAAGGTTGTTACTACAGAAGAAGTTAAGACACTTCCTTCCGCAGTGCAGAAACATATTAATGAAACAGGCGATGCTGTTTCTTTTATGCCAAACGAAGGTCCACAAACAGACTTTCTAGCATCAGGTGAAAAAGATGTTTTATATGGTGGTGCTGCAGGTGGAGGTAAAAGTTTTGCAATGTTGATAGATCCTTTACGGTATTGTCATGTTAAAGAACACAGAGCTTTAATACTAAGACGAACAATGCCAGAGTTACGTGAGTTAATAGATAAGTCACGAGAGATTTATCCTAAAGCATTTAAAGGCGCTAGGTTTAAAGAAGTAGAGAAAGTATGGTACTTTCCAAGTGGCGCAAAGATAGAGTTTGGATTCTTAGAAAAAGATGCAGATGTATATCGTTATCAAGGACAAGCATACAGTTGGATAGGATTTGATGAGATTACACATTTACCGACAGAGTTTGGTTGGAATTATTTAGCATCAAGATTAAGAACTACGAATCCTGCTATTAAAACATATTTAAGATGTACGGCTAACCCCGGTGGTGTAGGCGCACATTGGGTAAAGAAAAGATATGTTGAGCCTTCTGATTCAAACACAAGCTTTGAAGGTTCAGATGGCTTAACAAGAAAGTTTATACCTGCTAGGCTAATGGATAATCCATACTTAGCACAAGACGGTGAGTACGAACGAATGCTTATGTCACTGCCTCCCATTCAAAGAAGGCAACTGCTTGAAGGAAATTGGGAAGTAAACGAAGGCGCTGCGTTTGTAGAGTTTAATACAGATCACCATGTTATTCCTCCTTTTGAGATTCCGATCCATTGGGAAAGAGTAAAGGGAATTGACTACGGCTATGCGGCTGAGAGTTGCTGTCTTTGGGCAGCTATTGATCCCGAAGATAAGACCATCATTATATATAAAGAATTATACAAAAAGGGTCTTACAGGGGAAGCTCTCGGTCAGACCATAACTGAGATGGAAACATCTGAAGTCAAGTCCATTATGGGAGTATTAGATACTGCTGCTTGGGCAAGAACAGGATACACTGGTCCAACAATAGGTGAAATGCTTTTAAAGGCAGGTCACAAATTACGTAGAGCAGATAAGAATAGAGTAGCAGGTAAAGTACAAATACACGAACATTTAAAACGTAGAAACCAAATAGGCAGACCTAAACTACAAATTTTTAATACGTGTGTTAATGTTATAAAAGAACTTCAAGGGATTCCTCTTTCTAAAAAGAATCCTGAGGATGTAGATACCAATGCACCAGACCATGCGTATGATGCATTAAGATATTTAATTATGAGTAGACCAAGACTTGACGATCCTTTTGATACAATGTTACGAATTAAAAGACAAGCATATAACCCTTCTGATACAGAATTTGGATATTAAATAAATGGCAGAAAAAGAAAACAACACAAATACTTTTTTAGGTGCAGATAGCATCTATGAAGATGTTGAGAATGAACACGGTAAAACATTAAAGCTTGAATATGAACAATCTAAAAATCTTGTAGGTTTAATTAAGTCTCGTTTTAATTCGTGTGAAACTGCAAGAAAAGCAGACGAAGCACGTTGGCTAACCTCCTATCAAAACTTTAGAGGTTTATATGGCAAGCGTGTTAGATTTAGAGAAAGTGAAAAATCTAGAGTTTTTATAAAAGTTACAAAGACTAAGACAATAGCTGCTTATGGTCAATTAGTAGATGTCTTATTCGGCTCTGGGCAATTTCCGCTATCGGTTAAAGAAACCAAAATGCCAGAAGGCATTGCAGGAAAAGCTCGTGTAACCATGAATACTTCTCCTATGAGCATCGAAGCCCCACAAGGTCTAGGAGATGTGGAGGTAGAACAAGACGCTGAACCACAGAGTAACCCTTTCGATGTCGGTTACGAAGGCGATGGAAATGTTCTACTGCCCGGAGCTACCTTTAAAGAAGGTGAAAATTTCTTAGGTTCTTTAGCAGATAATTACACAGACCAGCAAGGTAGAGTAGTTCTTGAAGCAGGACTGTCAGCAATTCCACAAGTTGCTGAGATTAGTCCAGCACAAAAAGCTGCACGCAACATGGAAAAATTAATCCATGACCAACTCGAAGAATCCAATGGTGTATCAGAATTAAGAAATGCTTTGTTTGAAGCAGCCATGTTAGGTACAGGTATTATTAAAGGACCATTTAGTTTTAATAAAACATTACATCGTTGGGATAAAAAAGGCGAAGAAAGAGAATATAATCCTATACAAGTAAGGGTTCCGCGTGTAGAGTTTGTAAGCTGTTGGGATTTTTATCCTGATCCAAATGCTACATCAATTGAAGAATGTGATTTTATTATACACAGACATAAGTTTAACAGAAGTCAATTAAGAGGATTAAGAAATCTTCCATACTTTGACAAAGATGCAATTAGAAATACATTAAGTGAAGGACCTAATTACGAAGAAAAGTATTTTGAAAACCAACTTAATGAAGACAATAACTCAGAAGATTACAGTACAGACCGCTACGAAATATTAGAATATTGGGGAATTATGGATGCAGACTACGCACGAGAAGTAGGCATTGATCTTCCAGACTCAATAGACGATTTAGATGAAGTGCAAATCAATGCATGGACTTGTGGTAGTATGTTATTAAGAGCAGTTATTAATCCATTCACTCCACCACAAATTCCATATCACGCATTCCCTTACGAAAGAAATCCATATAGTTTCTTTGGTATTGGAGTACCTGAGAACATGGCAGACTCTCAACAAATTATGAATGGACATGCACGCATGGCTGTTGATAACTTAGCACTTGCAGGTTCATTAGTCTTTGATGTAGACGATTCTGCATTAGTCGGTGGACAGTCTATGGAAATATATCCGGGTAAAATATTTCGCAGACAAGCTGGTATGCCGGGACAAGCCATACACGGATTAAAGTTTCCAAACACAGCACCAGAAAATATGATGATGTTCGACAAGTTTAGACAACTTGCAGACGAACAAACAGGAATACCTTCATACTCACACGGACAAACAGGTGTGCAAAGTATGACAAGAACAGCATCAGGCATGTCAATGTTACTAGGTGCTTCAAGTTTAAATATTAAAACGGTTGTTAAGAACATTGATGATTTTCTTTTAAAACCTTTAGGTGAATCATATTTCCATTGGAACATGCAGTTTATAGAAGAAGACTTAGACACTGTTGGAGATTTAGAAATTAATGCAATGGGTACAAGTAGTTTAATGCAGAAAGAAGTGCGAAGTCAACGATTGACTATGTTCTTACAGACTGCACAGAATCCTACAATTGCACCATTTATTAAAGTATCAAAACTAATTAGCGAACTAGCACATACTCTAGACTTAGATCCTGATGAAATACTCAACGATCCTGAAGAGGCTGCTATCGCTGCACAAATAATAGGAATGCAAAATGCTCAACAAGAAACTAGCGCAGAAGATCCGACCGCTAACCAACAACAAACTGCTATGGGAGGCACTCCTCCAGCACCTAGCCAACCTCAAGAACTCGGAGCTACAGGCACTGGTGGTGGCAACATCGGAACAGGAAATGTACCGCAGTCAGGGGAAGATCAGTTCTCTGGCACGCTTAGAGCAGCTAAAGGATGATATAGAAATAGTTATTAAAGAGGGAGACAATGTTTAAAAGAAGAATGCAATATAACCAAGGAAGCGGTTTTCAAATGACACCTGCAGGAGGAGTCTACATGCCTTCAGTAGAGGCTATAGGATCTGCAGTAGGAAGCGGTATTAGTGCAGTAGTAAATGAATTAGGGAATCCTGCAGTCTTGGCAGGCTCACAAGGAATTGCAACCAATATTAATAAGCCTCCTGCAAAAGAAGCTCCTGCACAACTTCCAGACTATCAAGTTGCTGCTCCTAGAGCAGTAGATAGGATGTCAGCAGGAACTACAGGTGCAATGGCTGTGCAACGAATGGCTAGTGGTGTAGGTGCGCATCCGGGTGGTGCAGGTCGTGGTAAAGGTGCAGGTGGTTCGTTAGGACAAGAATCAAGACAGGCTATGAAAAGAAAAAGATTATCAAAACGAATAGCAAATAGAAAAGCAAAAGGTAAAGATCAAATTCAACTTTCATCGGATGCACCAAAGGTAAGAGATGATCAAGATTATGCAGAAGGTGGAAGAGTTGAAAAAGCCTTTGGTGGTCTTATGTCTGCAGTAAAAAGAGCTGTAAAGGTTGGCAAGCCTGTTGAGCTTAGAAAGGTTATGTATAAGAACTATCAGGAAAAATTAAAAATCCAATCTGATCTACACGAAATGGAAATGAATTCTGGTTATTTTACAGACAACATAAATCAAGATGAGTATTACCAATCGTATATGGATGATTACCCTTTAATGCTTAATAAAGCAGACATGGATTCTTATTTTACTAAAGCAGAAAAAAGAAAATATTCTAAGTTAAAAGATCAATTTATACAAATAGAAAATGCAGAATCAGACTTAAATTACAAAATGAGAACTCTAGGAGAAGAACCTTTTTATTATTCATCTTTTGAAAGAAGAAGACGTGAAAATATTCCTACAGGAAGCCGTAGAGAACAGAAAGAAAATAAAAGATTTTTAAACATGTATGGCGATGATGAGTATGATGCCATGATGTATGACAAGTTTGCAGAACGTGGAACCAGAGAACCATACCAAGAAGGCGGTGCAGCCATGACTAATAAAAACACATGGGCAAAAACACCTATTGAAAAAAGAAAAATGTATCAAGAAGGCGGTAATATGGACTCACAAATGGTAGATATGATGGAAGGTCCAACACACACAATGCCTGATGGTACAGTAATGCCGGGAGCAACTCACGGTGAGTATGAGCAGGGATTAGCAGAAGGACAAGCCGAAGACATGACACAAGAAGGAATGGTTCCTGATGCACAAATGGAAGAAGATTTTGTAGACTATGTTGTAGAGTCTACATTAGAACCCGAAGACACAATGTATTTACAAGAAGCACTCGAAGCTGATCCAAGATTAAGTGAGATCTTTGATCAAGTAATAGAGACTGCTTCAGAATTTTCTGGTTCTGGACCTGTTGAAGGTCCGGGATCCGAAGTTTCCGATTCGATACCCGCAAGGTTATCGGATGGGGAATTCGTTATAACGTCCAAAGCTACAGAGGAAATTGGTCCTGATAACCTACAAGGTATGATGGAACAAGCCGAAATGGATGCGGATGTTAGACGAGCAGAAGCCGAAGGCGGTTATATAAATGAAGAAGAAGATACGGCAATGGTTAATCCTATGCAGCGAACTGTAAACCCTACAGAACGTGAAATGAGGAAATTACAATTAGCTGCTAATCCTCGGACTCAGTATAGAACTGTCTACGGTTAAACCGATAGAGCCACTTACTTATAGTAACCCTCTATCAAACTATAACCTTTAGCTACTTTGCAAGTCAAACCCTTATCAAGAAGACGTTCTTGTAATAAGCCACTTTGAAGATAGCGCAAACCCTATAAGGAGAAAACAATGGCAGAAGTTGAAAATACACAGGAAACTGTGGAAGAAACCAACCCCAATCCGTATAATCAAAGGAAACCTTGGCATACGGAAGATGTCATGCCTGAAGAAAGCGAAACTGCAGGAAGTTTATTTGTTGCACCTCAACCTAAAAAGGTAGAAGGCGACCAGCAAATTGAAGAACAACCTGTATCTAAAGATAAAGCTTACTCCAAGCCTGACTATAAAAAAAGATACGATGATCTCAAAAGACATTATGATACAAAACTAAACGAGTTCAGAACTAGAGAACAAGAGTTAGCAGGTAAAGTGCAACAAGCACAGCCTGTGTATGAAGCTCCTAAATCATTAGAAGAATTAGAACAGTTTAAAAATGAATATCCTGATGTTTATGAAGTTGTCGAAAGTGTTGCTCACTTACAGAGTGAAGATAAAATGAAAAGCATAACCGATAAGGTTGCAATCATTGAAGCTCGTGAACAAGAAGTTATGAGACGCGAAGCTGAAAAAGACTTGATGGAAAAACATCCTGACTATTCAGACTTACGTAACAATGATAACTTTCATGTTTGGGCAGAAACTCAACCTGAAGAGATACAAGATTGGATTTATAATAATCCTAATAATGCATCTCTAGCGAGCAAGGCTATTGATCTTTACAAAATGGAAGTAGGTTCTCAACAACAACAAAAGCCGAGTTCACGTAATCAGGCAAAAGCGTCTGAAATGGTGTCTACTAAAACGACAGCCGTTGAAGCGAAAGAGCCTAAAATATGGACTCAAGAAGAAATCTCTGATCTATCTATGGATGAATTTGATCGTTATGAAAAAGAAATTGATCAAGCAATCATTGAAGGTAGAGTAAGAGGATAATATTAACCCTTTAATATAAGAGGAAACTAAAATGGCTTATAATCAATCCGATGCTTTATTCGAGCAATCAACTGATACTAATGGCAACTTTGGTAACTCCGTAAGTGGGCAAAATAATAGCTTCTTCATGCCGAAGGTTTATTCCAAGAAGGTACTTAACTTTTTTAGAAAAGCCTCAGTAGTTGAAGCAATTACAAACACCGATTATTCTGGTGATATATCTGCTTTCGGAGATACAGTCCGAATTATTAAAGAACCTGAGATTACTGTTTATCAGTATGAAAGAGGTGCTGACGTAACGCAAACTAAATTAACAGACCAAGAGCTTACTCTTACTGTTGATATTGCCAACGCTTTTAAATTCATCGTTGATGATATTGAGAAATCAATGTCTCATGTGAACTTTAAAGAAGTTGCTAGTTCGTCTGCTGCTTATGCATTAAAAGATGCATTTGATGCAGGTGTAATTGCAGAAATGTTTGCAGGCGCGTCTACTTCTTCACCTGATCATGTAATCGGTTCAGACAGCTCAACCGCTGATACCACCTTAACTCATGCAACCAACTCTGTTGACTTGCTCGGTTCTGATGGAACTGGTGTTGATGCTGTTGACCTTATGGCTAGAATGGCAAGACTACTAGACGATCAAGATATTCCTGAAGAAGGAAGATGGTTCGTTGCTGGTCCTTCGTTTTACGAAGAACTTGCTAAGTCTAGTTCTAAGTTGATGTCAGTTGACTACAACGCAGGTCAAGGTTCTTTAAGAAATGGATTAGTGTCAAGCGGAAAGCTACGTGGTTTTGATATGTACAAGTCTAATAATATCGCTGCAACATCAAATGCAACTGGTAAAGTATTAGCAGGACATATGAGTTCTACGGCTACTGCTCAAGCTATAACATCAACTGAGGTTATTCGTGACCCCGATTCTTTTGGTGACATAGTAAGAGGTCTTCATGTTTATGGTGCTAACGTACTTAGATCTGAAGCTTTAGTATCTGCTTTTTTCGTAATTGACTAATCGTTAATTAAAAGCAAAAACGGTGTGTGGGAAGAGAATTTTATGTTCATCTTCCCCATACTTAAGAGGTAAAGAACATGGCACAACTAGGAAGCGAACAAAGTCCTGTAGTTTTTAAAAATAAAAAGAAGGGAAACAGAAAATTAATTAGAGCAGGAAGTAAAGCAACTGCTGAAGAAAGACAAAGATATAAAGATAACTGGGAAATCATTTTTGGTAAAAAAGAAAAATAATGAGTTTGTATAAAAATATAAATAAAAGAAGGAAGGCAGGACTAAGCAGACCTAAAAGTAAATCTACTATATCACCTGAAAACTATGCAAACATGAAAGCAGGTTTTCCAAAAAGAAAAAAAGCATATGCTGGTGGAGCTATGAAAAAAGCAAAACCTTGTTAAAGGAAATTAAATGGCAACAACATATTTACAATTAACTAATGAAATTCTTAGAGAATCTAATGAAGTTGTTTTAACATCTTCAAATTTTAGTAGCGCAATAGGAATTCAACAGTTTGCAAAAGACTGCGTAAATAGAGCTTATAATGATATTGTAAGTTCAGAACCTCGCTGGTCTTTTTTAGCTACAGGTGAAAGTGGAGAAACAGATCCTATGTATGGAAATGTTTATGTTGAAACAACAGCAGGAACTAGGTGGTATGAATTAAAAACTGCTAGTTCTAGTATAACAACAGATTATGGTGCAGTAGATTGGAAAGATTTTTATCTTACAACTATTAGTGTAAGTGGTGAATCTGCTCCATATACAAGTAGAAATTTATCATTTATGACTCTTGAAGAATGGAAAGACCATTATAGAGAATCAGAAAACCAAGACGATGCAGATACACAAAACTATGGAGAGCCTCGTTTTGTAATTAGAAGTCCAGATTCTAGGAAGTTTGGATTAAGTCCAATACCAGACAAAGTTTATAGAGTGTGGTTTTTTGCTTGGGATTTACCAACAGCGTTAAGCGCACATGGAGATGCAATAGTATTTCCTGATATGTATGTCCCTGTATTAATGGCAAGAGCTAGGTATTATATGGCACAGTTTAAAGAAAATGCGCAGCTTGCTGCTTTTGCTTTAGATGATTATAAAAAAGGATTAAGATTAATGAGGTCAAACTTAGCAGATCCTACTCCTAGATATATGTCTACGGATATGATATAATGGCTTCTCAGCCTTTTGCACTAGCTTGTGAAGGAGGACTTGACAAAGCTTCAAGTTCTTTTGAGATGCTTCGTAGACCGGGAGCAGCTACATTATTAGAAAACTTTGAAGTTGATGTAGCAGGTGGATATAGACGAGTAAACGGTTTCTCTGCTTTTGGTGGAGGAAGCGCAGCAAATCCAAGTAGTGATAATAATATATTAGGACTTCATGTTTATGCTGATGGAGTTATAGCTTGTTCAAGTACTAACATATATTTTAGTTTAGATGGAACAAGTTGGTTACAAATAAATAGAGCAAGTGTTTCTGGCAGTGGAGATAACTACAGTACTTTTACAGGTCGTAGTGCTTCTGCTAGAACCTCACAAAGTCTTGCGCATTTTGTAACTTACGAAGGTGATACAACTTATGGGGAAGTTATAATTACTGATGAAGGATCAGGTGTAAAACCTTTTTACTTTAAAATGACAGGAACTGGTGCATTAAGCGATAGAACTTATTATGCTAAAGAAATAACAGTAAGTGGTACACACTATCCAAAATTTTGCACAGTACATGATAAGCATTTAGTTGTAGCAGGTGCAGCCACAGCACCAAATACTATATTTTATAGCGGAACAAGTGATATAGATGATTTTACAACGACAGGTTCTGGAAGTATATTATTAGATGATCAAGTAGTTGGACTAAGATCTTTTCGTGATGATCTAATTATATTTTGTAAAAACAGTATTTATAAATTGACAAATATAAATTCTTCCTCTACAATAGCAGTAGAGCCTATTACACAAAATATAGGTTGTTTAGATGGAAGAAGCATTCAAGAGATTGGTGGTGACTTAGTATTTTTAGCACCTGATGGTATAAGAACACTAGCAGGTACAGTAAGAATTGGTGACGTAGAGCTTGGTACAGTCAGTCGTCCTATTCAGCCTGTAATGAAAAACATTGCAGATAATATTGGAAGTTTTAATGTAAGCAGTATTGTCATACGAGATAAAGCACAGTATCGTTTATATTATGGAAGTTCTTCTTCTGGAAGTTCTGCAAGAGGAATAATAGGAACTCTAAAGACAACTGATCAAGGATTTACAAATTTTCAATGGTCTGAAACAGTCGGTATAGATGCAAGTGCAGCAGCCGTTTCAGGTTTTAACTCAAGCGGTGTTGAAAAATATTATCATGGTGATTACATAGGAAAAGTATATAATCATGATACAGGAGATAGTTTTTTAGATTCTGGTGGATCGGCTACTAATATTATAGCTAAGTATCAAACACCAGATCTTGATTACGGAGATTTAGGAACTTTAAAAACTCTTAAGTATGTAAAAGTTTCTATAACTCCAGAAGGAACAGTTGATACAAGTTTAAGAATTAGATATAATTTTGATGATCTGGACAGTCCACAGCCTGCAGATTATTCATTATCAATACCAAAACCTTCATTATTTGGAACAGCAGTTTTTGGTTCTACAGAAGATCATAAGTTTGGAGCAGCAACAGATCCAATAACAAGACAAACTGTAGAAGGCAGTGGAAAAAGTAATTATTTTAGAGTATTTAGCGATAATCAAAATTCACCTTATACCGTAAATGGAATATATATAGATTACGTACCTTCAGGGAGAGAATAAAAGATGGCACAAACGTATACAAGACAAAGTAGTTTTAGTGATGGAGACACAATTACTGCAGCATTGTTTAACAATGAATACAACCAATTAGTCAATGCATTTGCATATAGCTCTAGCAGTGCTTCAAGTACAGGGCATAGACATGATGGTACAGCAGCACAAGGCGGTAACATACATACTATTGGTGATTTAGATTTTCTTAATAAAATTGTAGCAGACAGTACAAATAATCGTTGGGGAGTATTTGTAGAAGTTTCTAGTGCTGCAGTTGAGCAGATTAGAATACAAGACGGAGCTATTGTTCCAGTAACAGATAATGATATTGATTTAGGAACAAGTTCTTTAGAATTTAAAGATCTTTTTATAGATGGTACTGCACATATTGATACACTTGACGTAGATGTTAATGCTACTATTGCAGGTACTTTAGGAGTAACAGGAGTTCTTACAGGTTCTTCTTTAGATATTTCAGGTGATATAGACATTGATGGTACGTCTAATCTAGATGTAGTAGATATAGACGGTGCAGTTGATATGGCTACTACACTTACTGTAGCAGGTAACGTAGACTTTAACGGAGATTTAGACGTAGATGGTACAACTAACTTAGATGTTGTAGACATTGACGGAGCTGTTGACATGGCTACAACTCTTGCAGTTGCAGGCAATGTAGACTTTAATGGAGACTTAGATGTAGACGGTACTACTAATCTTGATGTCGTGGACATTGATGGTGCAGTTGATATGGCTTCTACACTAGCAGTTGCAGGTGTTTTAACAGGAGCATCTTTAGATATTTCAGGTGATATAGACATTGATGGTACTTCAAACTTAGACATAGTTGATATTGATGGTGCTGTTGACATGGCTACAACTCTTACAGTTGGTGGTGAAATAACAGCAGCTAGTCTAGATATATCAGGAAACGTAGATGTAGATGGTACTCTTGAAACAGACGCACTTACTATTAATGGTACTACACTCGCAGAAACAATTAGTGATACTGTGGGAGCTATGGTTAGTTCAAACACTGAAACTAATATTACAGTTACATATGAAGACAGCGACAACACATTAGACTTTGTAATCGGTACACTTAACCAAGACACTACAGGTTTAGCAGCTACAGCTACAGCATTAGCAACTGCAAGAACTATACATGGTGTATCTTTTGATGGTACAGCTAATATAGACTTAACAGAAGTTGTACAAGACACTGTAGGAGCTATGGTATCAAGTAATACTGAATCAGGTATTACAGTAGCTTATCAAGATGGGGATGGTACTTTAGACTTTACAGTTGGTACACTAAATCAAGACACAACAGGTACAGCAGCTACAGTAACAACGGCTGCTCAACCTAATATAACTTCATTAGGAACTTTAACAACTTTAACAGTTGATAATGTAATAGTTAATGGAACAACTATTGGACATACTTCTGACACAGATTTAATAACTTTAGCAGATGGTAATGTTACCATAGCAGGTGAGTTAGACTTAACTACGTTAGATGTATCAGGTGATGCTGACATAGACGGTACTTTAGAAGCCGATGCAATTACTGTTGGTGGAGTTACTTTAGCTGAAACTATCGCAGACACTGTAGGAGCTATGGTTGGTTCAAACACTGAATCAGGCATAACTGTGGCTTATCAAGATGGTGATAATACATTAGACTTTACAGTTGGAACACTTAACCAAGATACTACAGGTACTGCAGCTATTGCAACTACAGTTACTATAACAGATAACGAAAGCACAAATGAAAACAATGCTGTTATATTTACAGCAGGTGGTGATGTAGATGGTGGTAATTTAGGTTTAGAGTCAGATGGTAATTTAACTTATAATCCAAGTTCAGGAACACTAACTGCCACAGCTTTTGCAGGAGCATTAACAGGTAACGTAACAGGAAATGCTTCAGGAACTGCAGCTACAGTAACAGGAGCAGCACAATCAAACATTACAAGTCTTGGAACTCTTACAACACTTACAGTTGACAATGTTATAGTTAATGGTACAACAATAGGTCATACTTCTGATACAGATTTAATGACTCTTGCTGATGGAGTATTGACAGTAGCAGGCGAAGTAGATGCAGCAAGTTTAGATATTTCAGGTAATGTAGACATTGATGGAACTTTAGAAACAGACAACCTAACAGTTGGTGGCGCACAAGGATCTGACGGACAAGTACTGACTTCAACA